GTCGAACGCGGCGCCAGACCTCATAATTGAGAAATCGAGTGCGATGAATTCGATTGCCTTAGCCGGCTTTAGAAGCACCTTGGCGTACATGATGTTTCTATCGCGAAGCTCTGGAGTCGTTGTCGACTCGTCAAGAATTAGCTTGTAGTCCTCAAGACCAAAACGCGTCTTCACGCTCGACAATAGAGGTTCGGCGCGGCCGGTAAATCTATCCCAAGTTGTTTGTACATTTTGATCAAAAAGAATTCCATCTGCAATTCTTGAAATTTCCTTCTTAAGGAAAATCATTAGTCTTCTAACATTAATTCTGTCTAGGGCTGAAGACTTGATTTGTGTTGTCTTCTGGCCGAAGATTACTAGGCCTTCTGATGGGAAGGAAGCAATCGGGTTAATTCTGTTCTCATAGAGGTCGTCTCTTTGGTCAGAAGAAAGTTTTTCTCTTGCGGAGACTACAGAGATCCCAGCAGAACCTTCTGACAGGCCTCCTCTGTTGAAGCCGGCCGGGGCGAACCAAAGCTCTGAATTAGCTTCGCTTGAACCCATTGTGCCTAGGGCTACTACGGAAGGCGGGACCCAGAGCAATTGACCTGCGTTGGGATCTTTTGTCTGTACCCACGGGTAGTAAGCGCATGCGTAGCTAGAGTTGAGTGATCTTGTCTTCATATTGGTAACTGTTGTTGTAACAGAACCTAGAGCAGGATAACTGGTTGGAACGCCCTCATGAAGCGGCTCATATCCCCCCTTCGGGTCAATAATGGCTAGCGCGTCGCCACGATCTTCGCAGATGTCTACAAGTTCTTGTGTTAGCGCCTCGTTTGTAATGCCTGGCATTAAAGCGATATTGAAGTCCATTTCTTCTGGATTTCTGATGGCATCGAGTGCGCGGTGAAAAGACGCTTTAGCATAGTTTGTTGCTTTAGTTGCACCGTATCCAGAGTCTGTTCCATCGAGAATGGTATTTCTGAACGGATCCGCCTCTGTTATGTCCAGACCGTCAAAGCCGCCGTGCATAACTGTTGTAAACTTATTGATGCCGGCGTCGAGTACTGCTTTGTACCCGCCACTTACGTGTGAAAGTGATGTACCATCATAGTGTGAGCCGGAAGTGTAGCTACAGTGACGAACTGTGGCGGCATCATCAGATGCCGGATAGTCTGCGTCGATATCATCAAGAGTAAATACATACTGATGATCGGTCGTGGCGCCGGGTGAGAAAGAGCCAATGTCGGCTGCCTTCGGGCGGACTAGATCAACAACGCTCTCATCAACAAGACTGGTTGAGCCTGATTTTAATAGGTTAACTCCGAAGTAAGCATCTTTAGGATTGCCGAAACCTTCTGGTGAATTAGTGGATCCTCTTGTTGCAATACTCGGAAACTTGAACAAAATGTCGACACCGATGCCGCCAATGTCACCGGTGTCGATGTTGCCGTCGACGCCTCCGGGCGGGTTGGGTATGTCCTCCGCGGTGACCGCGGAGTCGGAGGGCGTCGTGAAGGACTCAGAGCCGGTGACTTGGACAACGAAATCTCTGTGCTTGAGGGGTCCCTTCACGCCGAATGGTAGGGCCTCTGCGTCGACGGTACCGTTGGTAACGTTCGAACTCATAGAGGCTCGGACATATAATGAGTTGTTTGGGTAGTCTCCCTTCTCCTTATAACGTTTCTCGGATGCATCGTATTCAATATAGCGATCGCCAATTCTGGCTGCGATATAATTCGGAGAGTTTGGATTTAGGTTGAGATTATCGAACCTCTCTAGAAGTTTTTTGCGCTTGTCGGTGTCGCGAAGGTCGCGGACTTCAACAGTGAATGTACCGTATGGGTCTACACTTTCGTCAACCGGGGCGCGGAGGTTTGAAATTGAGACCTTGATCTTTCTTTGGAGGTGTTCGCCCTCAGTAGCAAGGCCAACAAGCTTGAATAGTTCGGCCTGATCTTCAGCCCGGTATCCGTTATTATCTCCGGCGTTTGCCAAATCTTGTGAGATGAAGAATCCGGTCTCAGCAGGTCGGGCCTCGATGGCTTCGAAATCTCCAAGGTCACTAGTATCAGCTTTGAGGCCAAGGACAATACCGAGTGCATCGGACTCAGTAATTGTTGTGGACACAGCTTTTTCGAAAGTCTCGCCGAGCCAGTAGTTGTCTTTGTTGGTTTGAGTTTCTGAGTTTGTTCTGATTGGGTTTGTGTTGAAAACCTTTCTAATATATTTGGCCGATGATGGATCAAAGTTGAAGGTATGAACCGCACCTCCGATGACGCCCGTGGCTGCTGACGCGTCAGCTTCTACAACTAGCTTAAATTCTTTAGTTTTGCCTTCAGTTGACTGAACGAGCGAGCCATTCGAAGCGGTCGATAAGTTGGTCTCTTGGCCGCCCATCGCACCCGAAAGTGTAAGTCTGGCGCCAGTCGAGTACCAAACGGCCGCTAAAGTTCCCGTTACCTGGCCGCCGGGATCAGAAGCTGAGTTGGCAAGGAATAAGCCGTATGCTCCGTTGCCATTGTTGTCTAGCCCCGGAACCTTCCAACCAGAAGCGCCTTCATCCTGTGAAGTTGCGGCGGCGTCATCAGCTTGTACACCCAGCACTCTAACGATTGTGACTGGTCCATTGTTGCGGAGGTAAGCTCTAGCTGCGTATCCAGCATAAGTTGGAGCGCTATAGTTGCCATTTCTCCAAACATCCCCGCCGGCACCGCCGGGCGTTGGTTCGCCAAAGATTTGAACGAATTCCTCCATGTTTTGAACCATCGTTGGCCGGAAAGCAGGGCCTTTTTCTGTGCGTCCAATAATAACTGGCCCGATTGCGTTGGCCGCACCTGGTAGTTCTGATTTATCGATTTCCTTTACGAAAACCCCTGGTGATACAAATTTAAACTTATCAACTGACATTATGTTTATCTCCTTTTAAAAACAAAAAGATGAGGCTTATTAAGCTTTTACTCTTATAAATAGTTATTGTTAATTCGAAAGTCCCTTTTTATGGTTTATAAAAACCTTCTTTTCCAATCTGCTCTGGTTTATCCCCAACCACGACTGTTTCTCTGTTAAACTTAAACTCAACGGCATTTTCGCGTTTAGAAATTTTAGGCCCGTTCCCATTCTCGTCCGGGGAAAAGATATAGCCTAACGTACTTAAAGTCATGGTTGTTTTATATGTTCTCTCTTCTTCGGCGAGATTATCAATATTGTTATCTGCGCTAAAAGAAGGGTCGAAAAAACTTTCGTATTCGTGTCCGTCTCTCTTTACTATAAAATAATTGTCCGGGCCTGGTCGATTAAACGCCAGAAAAGAGGACATTATTTCATTCATTTGTTGTTGGTATTCGGCTTGTACTGTAATGCTATACGTCATTTCCATATAAGTTGGTATTGGAATTGAAATTGTTTCGTATACTACTTTTTTATTCTCGCGGGGTCGATTTCTATCTGGTGAATCTAAATTTCGGCGAGATCTGTAAGCATCTTTTGTAGCAAAATTAGAAGTTTTCTCTTGCTTGATCTTTCTCGCGATAGTTATTGCTCCGTTTTGCATGCCAAATGTATTTTGTACCGGAGAATAAAATTTACCTCTCTTGGATATCTCTTTTGACATATTTTGTCTTTCTATGGATATAACAGGCAAGATTAGTACGCCGTCTTTATCTCGGGTTTCTTTATCATCCCTGAATTTTGCTCTTTCCGGGCTAGCCCAAACAATTGGAATCTTCTTCCAACCTTTGTTTGTTGTAGCGAAGATATTTAAATCTTCTTTTAACCAATCATATACAGCATAATCGATTGTTTCAATAGTAGAAGGCATTAAATACTCTTCATTGATTATTGTGGGATCATCAACTTCTGTATATGAATAATCCTTTTCTTTATTACGAGGCATCGAATAGTCCCTCTCTTGATCTGATACACTTGGCTGATATTTCGAATTTGTGATCTATCTGGCCAAACAATTGTTTTGTTTCGTTTAAAGAAACAATCTCATAGTAGAATTTACCATACCCTACGAAGTCGCCTTCGCGGACAAATAAGTCTTGGTCTTCTGTTATTCTTCTCTTTTGAAAATGGATTGTTATCTCGTTTGTTTTATCTAAGCCATAGTGGCTTGTTGATGTTTTTAGTCCATCCCACTCTATTAGTGCATGCACTCTCAAAGGTGCTAAAAAGTTTTTAACAACTGCTTCGCCGTAGAGAGGATGGAAGTTTGTTCTTTGTGTATCAATAGCATAATAAGTTATCTGTTGGCCGATGACTCTTTCGATTAGTTCATCATTAACTTGCTTTACTAGATCTCTTTCCTTTTCTCCTAGAAATAGCGGAGGAGGAGGAGCGTCGGGCCTGGACCATTTATCTTTTTCTGACAACCTAATACCTCCCTAGTAAATTACCCTGCATAGACACCGTTAGGCACGTTCTTAAGCGTGCGGTTTCCTGCCTCAATAGTTTCCGCTTCCATCTGGGCTATCTTGTTATAGGTTAGCTCGTCTAGAACTGTCTTAAGCTCTTCTCTTAGCTTCTCTTGCTCTTCTTTGGCTTGCCCTAGTAGGTCGCTAGCATTCAGTGTAACAGAGTCTCCCGGGATAGGGATAGTCGCGAACTTGCCTCTGACCTGACCTAGCATTTCTTTCGTTACGGCGAGGGCGAATCTTCTTATCCACTGTTTGCCGATGCTATTGATGTTCTGGAAAGGGATATTAGCAAATGGCATAGTATTTAAATTATTTATGCCATCAGTATTGCTAGTTTGTCCTTCTTCGTTTTCTGTCCAGGCATCCTCTGGAATCGTAAACTGAACCCAGATGTTCTCCGGGGAGCCGGAGTTCGGCTCGGGAAAGATTCTTAGCTTATTATTTTTTAATTCAAAAGAATAGTGAGAATTTCTTGTATAAATCGCGTCTTCATAGGCAACTGCTTGTAATTTGTTTTGCCATGGCGGAATTACTTCGAAGGTGGAATCGTCGGCGTACTGCCCGTATGTCGACATGTTACCTACGGTATTTAAACCACCAAAGTAGCCATAAAATCTCCACATTGCGTGAGGAGTTTTATAAAACACTTTCTTGACTTCAATTCTTTTTCCGTTGACTAGACCACTGAACGTCGGGTCCGAGCCAATAATGTCTTGTAGGTCGTAATCAGACTGATTGTAATTAACTGTGATAGAAGCCGAGTATTCGTTGACTAAGCCGTTGAGGCCGGCGTCTTGTGAGGATCTAAACGACATTCTTTTCGCATACGTGACGTCAAACCTAGGATACTTTAAGCTAACGTGCGAGCCGCTAAGGCTTCCGGATAGATCGCCGGCCATAAGCTGACCATTGTGATCGAATGTCCCAGTCGTGTGACCTAGAGCGTTTGGTAACGAATTTTTTCCTTGATGTATATTGACTAGATAGGAATATTCTAAAACGGCGCTTTCATACGCAGTATAAACATTCTCTTCCGTTAGTTCTACATCGAGGACGTCGCCTCCTAGCATTTTGTATGTATAAGAAACCTGATCAATTGCGCCGGAGACAAAGTTTTCATCATAAAAAGGATTGTCACCCGTTGATTTTGCATATATCCCAAATGCATAACTAGTGACGTCTTGTGCTTTGGTGAGCGTTCCAGTGACCGGTAATATTATCGTGCTGGTCTGGCTAGATGGTGTTAAAACGGGTGCGGACATTCATAAGATCCTCCTAATACTCTAATTAGTTTCTAATAATGGAAAACCCCACTCTAGATTTCTAGAGCGGGGCTTTCTTGAGTCATTATCGACCGGAAATATTATCCGATGAGATCTTGACAGACAACCAGACCGTACATATCGGGTCTAACCATCTTCTTCGCGTAACGAGTCATCACGCCCTTACGTGGCACGAAGTCCTCAGTACCGAAGATAGTCGGTGTCACTTGGAGTGGCACATACGGAGCGTAGACATATCCACTTTCGAGGAAGCTTCCGCCCTTACGGCCAACAAGTACGACGTTACGTAGGAAGTAGGGGTCGACATAGACGTCCCACTTCTTACTAAGGCTACCGACCTTAACTGCACCAACTGTTCCAGTATCTGAGTCAGCGGTTACGCTAGCTCGGAATCCAGCAGTGAACTCAAGGACGTTGGCAACTTCAGGCGAAACCACGATGAAGTTAGCGCCGCCTCGGAGCGTCTTGCGGTGAATTCTGGCTGAAACGTCGTTGATTGTCTCAACTAGTGTCTCATACCACTCTGAAACGGTACCAGTGAAGTCTGGTCCGGCTATCGCCGCTCCAACACTAATGGCACGCCCTGACTCACGATCAAGGAAGCGGCCCGGGCGGCGTGACCAGTGAAGGGTGCCGGCGGTTGCGCCTTGAACGAGGTCGTTGAGGATCTCACGATCGATCTCTAGAGCAATTTGCTCAGAAAGGATGCTTGTAAGCTCAACTTCAGCATCAAGGTTGTGGTAAGCGTTGAGGTCTTGACCTAACTCTGGTGTCCACTTAGCCTTGAGCTTCTTGGTGATTGCAGTTACTGCAATGCTGTCGACCTTGATGTCGATCTCTGGGATAGCGTCCTCGCCTTCAAGTCCCCACGGTGTAGCACCGATTACGGAACCTAGAGCATTGGATGCATCAAAGTTATCTTCCATTGGGAAAGTAACTGTAACACGCTTGTTCTCAAGCTCGTCCTTGAGGTTCCCGATGTCGTCATCGCTGAGGTTTGAACCTGTGCTTCGGAAAACGAGTAGATAAGTCGAGTCTTCAGCCGTTACATCTAGAGAGTTTGTACCAACATCCGCATTAGCAGCGGCGCCGCCAACAAGCTGAGTTAGGCGTCGAACCTGACGAGCGATTGTTGAGTCGTAAGTCGATGTGCCGGAGACTGCAGCAGTGGCCGCGGTAAGTCCAACAAGGTTATTACGATTGAGAAGCCCCAAACGTGAAGTGCCGTCATCGAGACTGGTTGCGCCGGTAACAGCACAAACAATAACACCCGAGCCGGAGAGGTCCGGGTCGAACTTACAAAGCTTGCTAAGACTGGTCGATACAGTTGAAGCACCGAGAAGCGCGTTTGTAACAGAGTCTGCAACATCGTCATTGTCGCCGGAACCAACGTTACCGGAAGCAATTGGTACTAGATGGAAAGTAGCTGAACCTGTCGGTGAAGCGTGACCGTTGTTAAGAGAATAGCAGCTCTTCTCAGCGTTATCGCCATCGAGGTTAACACCACCGGTAAGTTGATTACCGACGACGCCGCCGCCATATAGTGAATCGCCAGCAGCTTGGCCGCCGCGGGCTCCATTGAACTGGAAGTCCATGAAGAAGATTAGACCTGAAGGCAA